CCCAATGCTAACACCAGACGACCCAGGGTCGGCCCATATACACCGCGTAAGTGTTTTGCCCCGAGTTCGCACACGCCGCCAGTCACGCTTGCCCTTAACGGGGGCCAGGCGTCCGCGGTTCACCGCCGCGCAATCGGTGCCACTGGTAGTCACGAGCCATGGCAAGAAGCTCGGGCAGGGGTTTTGCTCACATGGATGGCCCCCAAACCATGTCCCGTTTCGCACGCCCGGCGCACGGCTTGCCCGAGGGGGCACCGTAAGAGGCCGAGGTTTCAGCGCATCGGGGGCTACGCAGCGCTACGACTCGGGTGCATTCTGTCGGGCGGGGTATGTGTTGGCCCAAAGGACAACCCCCTCCCATTTGTGTCGTGGGCCATACGCTGTTGAGTACTAGCAAGACATGTATATGGGACTTTCACCCACCATCCACCCAAAGCCAACGCCCAATTAAGGACATCGCACCATGACGTGCAGCTAAAGGTTTCCGGCCATGCCAGGCACGCGCCCCGGTAGACACAAATGGTAAAACAGAGACCGCCAATGTGACGGCCACACTCGGACTCGCCTTCGCCCTGGTCCGCATTCACCAAAGACCAATCCGGCCAACAAAGGACCGCCGCTCAAACGTCAGCCCTCGAGGGCAGCACGTCGGGCCGACCCCCGTCGTCTAACAGCACCCTCGTGGGCCATCAGCCCAATCCCAGGGTAACAAGCTAACGGGGGCGGGAAAGCTAACCGCGAGAGGGTGTGGTGGGCGCCCTAATACAACCATGGTGTTGGCGGCATCACCACATACCCCGCTCAGAACTCGACCGACCAGGCAAGTTGGAGTTCGCGATCCATCTCCTTGATAGGTGAAACGACCAACCTATCTCGGGTCAGGAGATCCTCCAACCTGATTTGCTCATCGGGGCCCATCCCGAAGGCCTCGGTGAAACTTGCCCTGGCCACGGCGTCAGGTTCTCGAGCTCTCTTCGCATCGTGCACCAACCTGTCAACGTCCAGCCCCATTGCTTGATAGTCCGCAAGGCCATGTACCCTGCGCCTCTTCACGGACTCCGTTTGCGCCAGTAGGTGGTTGGACCACTTCCAAAGTATCGGCACTCCGTCAGCTAAGGCGGCTTCACAGCACGCCACGCCTCGAATAAATTCGAGGCCGTACTTGGGGTCACGTAGGTGAGCATGGCTGCTTGTCCCATGTGAGATAACCTTGCGGTAATCTCGGACCAAGCACCAACCCCGTTCCAGCAAGACGGGCCTTGACTGCCCGAAAGTGATGTTTTCGATCTTTGAGACACATTGTTCGAGGGCCATCGTATGGCCCGAAACATAGCGGGCTTGGGAGGGAAAAGCAGCATGGACGCGCTCGGCGTGCTTGCCGGGCAAGAAGAGTAAAGCATTGTCGCCATCCACCAAAGTGTCCCATTGCCGGCAGCCAATCCGGGACATGGTGGCCATGACTATTGCCAACATGATAAGGGAGTTACCCATACCAGTGTTGAAATCTCCGCTTGCTCGCCCGCCGAGGCGACTGAACTTCGCCCCCATCATTGTCTTGCCCCTGTTCGCCAGCTGCACCTTTAGCGCTCTGTCAAGCTCAGGATCCCCGCCATAGGCGGAGAGATAGACAGAGTGCTCAAGACCAAGCTGCTCGACCGAGACATGTGCCTCAAAGGCCTTGCCATCCACCTCAAACACAACGCAGTCAGGAAGCGAATTGAATTTCCTGACTATCAAGTTGGCACGTTGCCTCAGGTTGAGGCCTTTAGCAACAACTCTGGAGTTTCCGGTACGGGAGGACACCCTTGACTTTAGGTTTCCCCAAAGCCAATGCTCGAAAGGCTTAAGCCAAGACGCTAAGTGCAGGTTGTACCGAGGTGATCTGGGGAAGATCATCCTCGGCTTCGCCACATCCCACGGCTTGCGTTTCTCGGCTTTCAGAAAGGCCCTTAGGTACCAGTCCCCCGATGCCACGGGACAGTCCTCTTCTAGCGACCTTGCTGCCTCAACGTACCTCCTGCGGAGAGCACCCGTATAAGATTCCGCAGTCTCCAGATAGCCCCATCTTGACCCGCTATATCGCCTGGCGACACACACAAGCTTACGAAAAGCTCGCCTAAGTGTCCGGCAGCCAAGCTCACCCGGGTCGGGCGTAGGACCGAGAGTACGCTTCAATAAGGCCACGTACTCGTTGTGCTCGCAAACGGTGTGGACCGTGGGTACCCAAGTACCTGGCACGCTCGACACACCGGCAGTTAGCATTGAACGTGGATGTCCCAGACAGCCTTTAGTCTCGGTTAGGTCTAGCGTGGCATCGCTTCTGAGCTCGTAGGTGGCGGGCCCACAGCAATACCCCCTAACTTCGACCAGGCTGTCCTAGACACCCAAATTGGCGCAGAGTCCAGGGACTGCACGCGCGGCGTAGGCCGTCGCCTCCTCCTCATAGGGGGAGACAGACGCCCCGAGAACGACAGACGAGGGCACGACAAGCGCGCCGTGGAGCCAACTCAGCCCCACTTTGCGCACCCAATCCAGCGCCATATTGCGCAAGACAAGGCAAAGCTTGCCGTCCCTCGGCCTGAACGCCGAGAACGCGGACAGTTTGGCTACGAGCTCGGGGATGATGGTGTGTTCAGTACCATCAACAGTTTTGACGTGAAGCATCACGACCCGAGCTCCCTCCGGCTCCTCGCTCTTGACAGGTACAAGGCCGCCTCCTACGACCTTTACTCCGTGACGCACCAGGGAGCGGATTACGCGGCCTTCGAGGGTGTAGCACGGAAGGGGGAGGTCTGGTGTCCACCGCCCCAACCGCCATGCACCAACGACGCCCACGCGTCCACCAAGCAGCTCTTGCAGAGCCACAACCCATTTGCGCCGACGACGGAGTCTTGAGCTTTGAAAGCTCGTCGAGTGTACCGCCTCGACAGCTGGTGGCGGACCCCCGCGGGAAATGGGGTCCTCGCATACCGCACGGGCCAGTATGCGTTTGCGGTGTTGGAGATTCTCAGCTCCAACGTCGCGCCAACGAACCAGCTTCGCTGACGCCAAGTCCTTGCAAGTGCTCGGTGGCACAAGCGATCCTATTGCATCTATGGACGGGATTGGCAATAGGTTGGGAATCTC